AGGACCTCATTATGGAATACTTCCAGAAGTATGCATATGACAGGATTCGTCATGAGCAAGGCCGCTGTGAAGTCCTCTTACTACAATGCAGGAGATGATATGGTTATGATTACAGAACGTTCGAACGCTAGTATTATCCAAGCTACCATGTATTATTATTACCATTCAGAAGACATAGCAATACCGCACGGCCTAGGACAAGTTCTTAAAGAGATCACTGTTGCAGATGACGGTAAATTTTTATCCAAAATACTGGCATATAGAAAAGGTGTGATGATTTACGTTAGGCCTTTGAATCGTTATTATTTCCAGTCTAATGTCATGTTAGACAATAACAAGCTTATGACACCAGTGGAACATACGACAGCTGTCACCATAGGCTTAGAAACTGCAACACATAACCTATCTGCTTATAAAAGTTATACTAACTCAAGAAGAAAGGGGTTGCCACACATAAAGCTTAAGAAGCCTATATCTTTGGAATACTTCAAGCATGCCTCAAAGAAAACATTCACAGATTCAGACTTCTATACTATCGGAGATACTCATTTACTTGAGTATGACCCAACTCACCCATTAGTCGCAGATTTAATACCTGATAGTCTTGTATGTGGATACGGCAACCCCGTTGGGACTATGACCCACCAAGAAGAAATCATAGCACAGAACGGCAAACCCGGTCTACAAAATCAATCATTGTTTAGTAATGCACCCCAGAAAATACAGCCTTATCAGCAGCAGGGCTATCCCTCAGCTGAAGACATAGAACGAGCCAAAGAGATTTATAAGCTCACTCGTAGTCAGCGCAAGTCAAAAGTCCAAGAATTTGCAAAAGGCCCTGACAACAAAGAGTTCTACGGAAAAAGCATTCAAGTTTTAGCCAATGCTTTCAAAGAAGGAAATCAGAACTTACTAGAAACTCTTTCAAAGCTAGAACAAACGATACAGCCAAAGAATGTATCATCAATGGATCTCGGAGTTTCGCTCATGGACAAACGCCAAAATTCCAGAATTTCCAATGCAGCCATCAATGATGCAGTTTTCGACAAGACTCAAATGATGCCTACTGCACAAAACCTAGAGCACCTCAAACAGAGCCTTGGCCTAGACAAGATCACCCATCGGAAACTGAAAGAGCTCATTCTGCTAGACGATTGGGCCTCAATAGCCCAACAAGCTATGCCATACATTTTAGAGTATGGTGCTCCAGCCATACAAAAGCTTTACAAGAGGTATGTAGAGCCAACCCTGCGCAGATTTTTGGGCGACGACGCAGGTTTAGATCCTAACGATTTCAGCAATAACAATGTCTCACAACCCAGCAAACGCTCTATTATAGGTGGCGTCACCTACGAGTCACCAAGTTACCCACCTATAAGGCTCGGCCAACTAGCACTCGATGCTGTGTGCACAGAAGCTATTGCCACAGTAGTCTGTCCTGAAGAGTTCAGAAAAAGATTGCCCTTCAACTACCCAACACGTACTGCAGTTACTACCGGCTCCACAAACTTTATCGGCACTACCGATGCTGCAGGCAACCTAGCCATCTTCATAAATCCCTGGAATCCAGGTGTAGTTTCAGGCGCAGCATCAGGGGCATTCGCTCTCTTAGCCACTGGCTATTTACCTGGAGGTGGCTCATTCACTGGCAATACCTTCATCAACGGGTCTCTGTCTACCTCCGTAGCTAACCTGTCCACTTTCAAGGTTACTGGTTTCGCAGTTAATGTCATACCCATAACTAGCGCCAACAATTCACAAGGTGACTACGAAGTAGGCTTCTTTCAGAACATGAATCTGGCCACTGTCCAAGGTACAGTACCTCAGCAATCCCTGCAAAACTGCCAATACTACCAGACTGGCAATGCACTCACGTCTTACAGGAGTATCTTTTTGCCAGACCCCTACGACGAACTGTCACCAATAGGAAACACCCAGATCTGGAACGACTTTTTCATGGTCTTAGTTACTGGAGCAGCTGCTCTCACACCAGTAGTTAAGATAGAGATATCTTATGTCTACGAAGTCGTCCCAAACTTCACCTCCCAGAACATCATGGCTCAAGACTACGCCACAC